TGTCATTGCGCAATACAACCTTATCAAATGAAGGATTCTTTTCTAGATCATCGCGATCGGCCTCAAGCCTACGGCGAACAGTAGAAAGCAAATGCTTCATCGCAGTTTCTTCCCCACGTGCTATTTCGCTTATCTCAAATCCGTCTTTCGTGAATTGCTTTATACTCATAATTCTTCAACTCCCCATTACTTCTTTTGATTTATCCTTTTCAATTTGATTTATCAATTTCGCTTGTTCAATCTTAACCTTTTCTCCTTCACTTGCTGTCCGAGCACTTAGCAATTGCGTTTCTGCTTGCAACTTCGCCAACGTAAGCTGTATTTGTTGCATCTCAATCTCTTGCGCTTGCTGTTGTGCTTGCGCTTGTGCTTGCTGTTCTGCCGCAAGTTCTTCATCGGTCTTTATGAATTTCTCCGTATCAATGTCATACCCTTGCGCAAGCTGACGAAGAAGCTCTTTGAGCTTTATATGTTCTGCCATACTTGGAATATTAGCAAGATTTAAAAGCTGTTGAAGTTTCTGTAAACGTAACACCCGATTTTGAAATGTTTTAAATCCTAACGTTTTCAATTGGAATATTTCTGGTGGGATATTATCTCCAGACTGTTCTAATATTACTTTGAGAAATTTATTCAGCATCGGCTCAAGCAGGTATTCATCTATGTTACGGACTATTCCACCTATATACTTCCCTGCATTTTCCACCTGTTGAGATATCTCGTAAGCTGTTATTTGCTTCTTCGAGTTAATCCCTTGTGTAACTTTGGGAATTTGCGAAAATTCATCCGCAAAGCGATCATTGAAAAGCTGGATCACATCCATTAACGTATTACCAATGTCGGGAACAATCACCGATTGTATCGCTTGACGCGCATCCGAACAATCTTCCGTAAGATGAAAAACTTTGCCAGGACGCAACTTCCCGTCATCATCCTCAAAAAATCTGTCCTTCGTTGCAGTAATTACATTGCCAGATAGCTTCTTGTTATCCTCAAAGGCCCGAACCGCTCCATTCAAAACCTTTTGAACATCATCGAGATTGTCCGCTACACCAACCCCCCAATTAGAATCAAGCACTTCTTCCATTAAGCATCGCACAAACGGTCTTTCGTCAGCATCATTTATTCGAGTGTATCTAATAATCTTGTCATCTATAAACCATAACATAACCTCAACATCTTTTGTATCTTCATCTTCTTGATTGTCTTTATTTTTATCTTCAACTGTTTCTGCTTCAAGTGTTTCTTCAATAACTTCTTCGGCCCCCTCAGTTTCTTCCACCTGATATCCTATATTTTCTTCAAATGATTTCACGTCAGATAACGAAATACGCCCCCAAAACTCATACACCGGATAACCTCCCGATTCCCCAAGCGCATTGAATCTAGGGCTTTCATCCGTTTTATTCGATGGAACTTTATTTTCTTTAACATTTAGCGAGGATAATACTGTTTTTATTTCCTTGTTTAAAAAATATGGACGACCAATTTTGGACGCTATTTCTTTCTTAGACAGGTATTGCCGGTGAATCACAGCCGGGCTGTCAGTTATATTATCAAATGAACAATCAAAAAATAAATCCCAAACAGGAATATGAATAATCGTAGGCTTGGGCACAGATGTAATAAACGCACGGATTCCTTGAGACTCCCCGTTATCCCCAACAACCTGCTCAAATTGCTTTTCCTTGAACAGCTTCATCGCAAATCTAGCGTAGCATTCCCCAAACGTGCAAATAGATAAAATACTCTTCGAGAGAATACGATCTACATTTACCAACTTTATCGTCTTAGTAATTTCCTTTTCTAGTGTAACTACAACATCCGAAACGCTATCCTCAAGAGATACATCCTCAATATCAATTTGGAATGGTATTTTCCCGTTTTGCAAAAACATATCGGCAATCAATGATTGTGCGGCCATAACTTTTTGATGTGTTATATTCACAAACGTATCACTTCGCCAGTCCGTCCCTTCGTCCTTTTTCCATCCCTCAGCCCACTGCCCATCCTTGACAGACCGCAACGCCTCAGAATTACGGAGCCATTTCGTTTCAACAGTATTCGCTCGAATCTTAGAATAATCAGACAAATATTTTTTCGCAATCTCTAGTAATGCCATGAAGCACCTCAAAATTATATTATGTTAATTTCCACGAGTTTAAATCAAAGTCAAACTTCACTTCCTTTTTGACGTATGGGATTAGCTCCAATCCATATAACGCATACAACAAAGCTAGGCACTCGATATTGTGGCTAATTGGCTTTACGTTACCTTGATAGTCTTGCAACGCTTTATGAAGCAAACCACCAGACCGGTAAAACAACCGATTTAAGGAAATCAACTCAAGTATGAGCGATTGTTCCTTTTCTTGATTGATATCCAATTCAGGAAAATGGAAAACAAGTTTCTTTTCAAGCTGTTCCCGTTTAGACTTCATCACAGGCAGAATGTATTTACGGAAAACCTTCGCGTCCGTAAGATGAAACCACGTATCACAGAAATATTTCCGCCACGCCATAAGTAGAAATGCGTCAAGCCCGGCTTGCCCGTTGTAGGCTAATGCTGTAGTAAACGCGCGTTCCTCAAAGACGTAGATGTTCTTAGTTTCGACATCCACACCACACAATACAGCATAACCAGAAAATACAACGCCACCCAACGCAGGACGCATCAGAGGAAAGCAAATACCACCTCGCATGTAAAACGACCCCGATTCTCCCGATGGAAATGTTAAACACGATATCCGTTGCTGGACATCATACGTAACTGTTGTAGCTGTTTCTATTTTGGATAATATCATTTGGCACCCGCATCTATATTTATCGTTGAGGAGGATAAACGTGCCGACTCAACTGGGAAACCCATGCAAGCCAACGCCGCACTATCGTAATTGTGATCTTCGTTCTTCTTATCAACATCTTCCGGGTTATGTTGATCTGGCTGTAGTAATGGGATTGTTCGGATAAATTCAGGGCAACAATCATATACAACCAACATCGGCATCGTTCCATCTTTCGGCACCCGTAGCCGTTGATGGAATTGGCGTATCTTTAACTTACGTGCAGGATCACCAGCATTCAAGAATACCCCACGCCTTGCGAATACTTCAGCAGTGGATTCCCCTTGCCCACCGCCTGCATAGTCAGGCTTTTTGTTGAAACATGTAGGATCACACAATCTAACTTTCCGCCGCCCCCATATCCCTAAATCCTTTTCACGCTCGATTACTACATCCGCAATTTCCGCATCCGTTTGACGTAATCCTGTATCTGGGCGACCTTGCAAGCAACCATACAATTCGGAAAACAAATACAACCGCCTATCATTATCAAGCCAAAACCACAAAATGGAATACGGACGACCGAAACCCCAGTCAAACGTAAAAACAATTTCCGCTTCTGCCGGGATAGGCAATGGCTTTATCACGTGCGTTTGCCGTGAGAACGTGAACATTTGACCCATGAATATATCCCAATCGCCATTCTTGTAGGCCGACCGATACGGCTCAGGCAACGCATCCAATCTGTTGATATAATCTGGATCGTTTTGCATTAAAATTGGATTATCCCTTAGCAATGCAGGGATATATTGCCTTAACATTCCGCCATCTCGTTGCTCCGCTCGACGCATACCATTCGGAGACGACGAACAAAAGTCAACCCAACGACGCTTGACAAACTCATGTCCAACACCACCGGGGTTACTGGCACAAATAATACCAGGGATTTTATGCTTGTATTCCGCTGGAATTGGTAACGAACATCGGACACGTCCACGGAAATAAGAATACATAAATTCAGTGAACATTGTTAGTTCATCTATGCACAATAGATTTATTTCCGCACCCTGAAGATCAAAAACATCCTTTTCATATTGCGCAGAAACATAATGAAGCATCGATTCATTGTTAAATTCCCATCGTTTTTTCTGCTCTTTGTAACGACCCAACTTTGCGGGAAATTCTTGTAGCGATGGAATTATATGATTACGCTCAAGCTCCGGTAACACACGCCGAAATAGGTAAACTTGTAATTTGGGGATTAGCAAACACCACTTCAATGCTTCGAACCGTAGAGCATGAGACTTGCCGGGGCCAGCACTGCCACCAAAAAGAATTTCATTTGCCGGACTCCTATGGAGCTCCATTTGCTTCGGCTGAGGCTTATAAGATATTTGCAATTCCATTTGATTTATTTTGTTTTTTAAATTTGTTATAATATATTGCAATATTGAAAAAAAACAAAAAAAGGGGATGTAGCATGAAAAAGAAACTAAACAAATGTATTCATTGCGGGGGATGGAGCGCACTATTTCGCAGGCACAATTTGATAAATTACCGTTGCGTGAACAAAAACTGCCCCGAACGCATCATTACAGACGACTACGAGGACACGATTGAAGGGAAAAAAAACGCGCAAAACGAATGGAATAGCATAAATCCAGACCCAGCGGGGGGATCAAAAGAAAATATTCAAAGACTTAATGATTTATGCAGAAAAGATGTTACAATTTTAGCTTCATCCGCTTTTTTCTCGTTTTCCCTAAACGGAATTGTCGAGTTATCCTCCAATGGAAATTATCAATTATCCACAGGGATAGGCAATGCTATAACATTCCGGGCAGAGATGGTCTTGGAAGTCTCAGACAACATCATTCGGCTAGGCTTTTCCAGCTGAATCCTTTGGCAGTGGATCGGGCATGGGCATATGAGTAACAACCGAGAACACGCCACCAATATGATCTATTTTTTGCGGTGAGTTCCATCCATGAATATCGCATATCTGTTTAATCGCCGCTATTTTTTCCATGTTTCGCCCTCCCC